TCGCAAGGTAGATGAGAGACTTCGTACAATAGAGATGAAGATGTGGACAATTGCAGGAGCAATTTCCATTATAAGTTTTGTGGTTTCACCCATCGGACAGAAGATTGTTGGGACTGTATTGACAACAGAGAATCAAACGAGTATAATAAAAAACCAGTAATATCCTTATAATGGATCTTGTTGACTCCAAGTTTATTGGAATTATATCCCCAAGACTTCAAAAATTTAAAAAGGTTAAGAATAATCTTTATAACTTTAGGTGTCCTATTTGTGGCGACTCCCAAAAGAATAAGAGTAAGACGAGAGGATATCTATACAATATAAAAGCAGACATGAATTTTAGGTGTCACAATTGTGGTGCCTCTATGACCTTTAGTAATTTTCTAAAGGTAATGGATCCTGCTGTTCATAAGCAGTATGTGTTTGAGAGATTTAAAGATAGTAATACTGGTAGGGGAACTGTAGTAGAAGAACCGAAGTTTAATTTTACTACACCAGAATTTAAAACAAAAATAGATTTACCAAAAGCATCAGAGAATCCTGATGCTAAAAAATATCTGGTCGATAGAAATCTTGATCCAGATAAATTCTATTATGCGGATAAGTTTAAGGAGTTTACAAATTCACTTAAACATACTTTCGATGATATAAAATATGAAGAGAGTAGAATTATTATTCCTCTTTTCTATAACAAAAAACTGGTGGGTTTTCAGGGAAGAGCACTAGGTCCTAGCCCTGTTAAATATATCACCACCATGCTTTATGATAACGCTCCTAAACTCTATGGACTTGATGAAATTGATGACGAAAAACCCATTTACATTGTTGAAGGACCTTTCGATTCCTGCTTCTTGGAAAACTCGGTTGCTATGTGTGGCTCCGATGTTGATATTGGGTCGTTTGGTTGGAGCAATTATATTTGGGTTTATGATAACGAACCTCGCAACAGAGAAATCGTCAACCGAATATCAAACACCATTGATACAGGAGACAAGGTAGTAATCTGGCCATCAGATATTACACATAAAGATATAAATGACATGTCTCTTGGTGGACACAACGTACAGAAACTGGTACAATCTAATGTATACAGTGGATTAAAAGCAAAACTTCAATTCAACACTTGGAAACGAATATGACCAACGGCATCAAAGTTAAAAAAAGAAATGGAAGAGGTGTAGAACCTCTTGATTTAGAGAAGATGCATAAAATGGTTGAAGAAGCAACCAAAGGAATTACTGGTGTATCTGCATCTCAAGTTGAGATACAATCAGGTATTCAATTTTATGATGGTATTACCACAGGTGAAATCCAAGAGATCCTTATTAAATCTGCAAGTGATCTTATTGATTTGGATAATCCAAATTATCAATATGTTGCTGCAAGACTTCTTCTTTTTGCAGTAAGAAAAAATCTTTATGGTAAAATAAGAGAACTCCCTCATTTGGAGAATCATATTTACAATTGCACTAATGTTGATGTCTATGATAAGGAAATTTTTGATAAGTATTCCAAGGAAGAAATTGACAAAGCAAATGATTTCATAGATCATGAACGTGACTTTTTGTTTACATATGCTGGATTACGGCAAGTTGTAGATAAATACTTGGTACAAGACCGTAGTGGTGGCGGTGTATACGAAACACCACAGTTCATGTATATCATGATCGCATTGACCATTTTTGCAGAGTATCCAAAAGAGACTAGATTAAACTACGTTAAAAAGTATTATGACGCAATCTCAAAGCACCGACTCAACATCCCAACCCCAATCATGGCAGGGGTCAGAACACCCCTTCGTCAATTTGCATCTTGTGTTCTGGTTGATATTGATGACACCCTCGATAGTATCTTTAGCT